TTTATCTTATCATCAAGATTGTATCATGTATGTTAATGAAATGAACTCTAGAAAGCACCTAGATTCGTCTCTACAATTCCATTATTTCCTAAATACTTTAAGAAAAAGAAAAAGGTTTGCTAAATGGAACAAACCTAGAGTATTGGAAGATATGAAAGTCATCCAAAGTTATTATGACTGTTCGATATCTAAAGCAGAAGAATATTATAAAATTCTAACTGCAAAGGAAATAAAAATTATGAAAGAGAGAATGAAAATAGGTGGGAGACAGTAATGAGTTACGACCTCTCCAACATGGTAGAGGTAGAGTTAAAACAACAGGATGATTTTTTAAAAGTTAAAGAAACCTTAACACGAATCGGTGTTGCATCCAGAAAAGAAAAAATACTTTACCAATCTTGCCACATACTTCACAAAAGAGGTAGATACTATCTCGTACATTTTAAAGAATTGTTTTTACTAGATGGTAAAGATAGCTCTCTAATTGAATCTGATATCGGTAGAAGAAATGCAATTGCAAAACTTTTAGAAGAATGGGGATTACTCAAGGTTATATCTAATAACCATAAAGACCCAATAGCACCAATGTCCCAGATAAAAGTCCTTCCACATAAAGAAAAATCCGAATGGGATTTGATTCCAAAGTACAACATTGGTGTAGTTAACAAGTAATGTTTAAGATATTAACAATTCTATTTAAGGTTGTTCTTATGATACCATATGTAAAGAATCATCCTAAAATACTACAAATAGATAAGTACTTAGAAGAAAAAATAGGTCTTGATATAATCAAACAAGAATTGAAGTGGTTTGAGAAACATCCACTTTTAGAAGAGCGTATTAAATCCCTCGAAGAAGACCTTGACGATTTATACAAGAAAGTAAATTCTAAGTAAGAGATTTTCTAATAACTTTATGAAGTCTACCACATTTCATGAAAGAATGAATCTTCTTCCATATTGACCTATCAGTTGTATCATTAAACAGAATGTACCATCCTACGATACCAAATGGCAACGACATTAATACTAGTATATTAATTATGTTCATATGTATATTTAGTCACATAACTGTCACAATTCTGTAACATACTTGACAAATAGGTATGAAAATCTAGATTGTTATAAATACTCATACTATGCCAGTTAAGTATAAACCTACCCAAAAAGTGATGCAAAGAGGAACTAAAAAAGTTACTACTACACATTACTACATGAAGACTCAATCTCTGAAAGAGTTATTAGAATGTTATAATAATGACAACACTAAACCAAAACTCAAGCAAAAGGTGAAAAACGAGTTGATTAGAAGACAAGGTAAGGGTCTAGTTAATATAGTTACTAGAGATACTTCTGGAAATCTAGCTGAGTTTAAATAGAGGAGTATTAATAAATGGATATTAATTTCATTAAGGAATACATGAAAGGAAGACTAGGAGAGTTGTCGTCATTAGATGGTACTGTTATAGTTGGAATTTCACTTGGAGTACTATTACTTGGCCCAGTGGTCAAATGGTTGGCATGGGCAGGACTTGTCTATGGAGCCTATCGTATACTCAAAGCCGACAGTTAATGTCGAATTAACTGATTCTGCAATTTCTAAGTTATTAGAAAGAACAGCAGAAAAAGGTGTGTCTGGAATCAGACTAGGAATCACTGGTGGTGGATGTGGTGGATATGAATACATATTTGACTACAACACTACCTCTGAACCTAACGACCAAATACTAGATTTTGGTAAGTTCACAATTCATATTGATGCAACATCAATACCTTACCTCAATAACATGACACTTGATTATGTTAAGTCTGGAATAAACGAAGAATTCAAATTTATCAACCCAAATGTAGAAGCTACATGTGGGTGTGGTGTCTCTATGACATTTTAATTTGGTAATATTACCATTTTAAGACCTCTCAAAGTATAAATACTTACGAACAGGAGAGATTATGTCATTATTAGACTTTATGAGTGAAGTGGGTGTACCTATATTTGGTGCAGTCGTCATGGCATTTTTTATCTTTCTGAGTATGAAATATATCTTTGATTCTGTAATTGGACAGATACAAAGTACTGAAAATATAATTAAAATGTTGGAAACTCGTGCATCGGTCATGAATAACGACATATTACGAATCGATTTACTTGTTAGTAGTGCATTAGAGTTGACACCACCTATTGATAGGGTTGCAAGAGCAGAAAACTTTGTGGAAGATGGGAAAATCGATGCAAGAAGAGACTAATGGACAAAATTGCACAAATAATTGCAGAGTTCGGATTCCCAGTCGCAATGGCATTAGGGATGGGTTACTTCATATATTTTACATGGAAGTTTATAACTGTAGAAGTTAAACCAGCATTGGGTCGTATGTTTGCAAGTTCCATCAAACTTACTGACCAGTTAAGAATGCTTGACCAAGACATGATTAGACTCCAACAAAAAATTAATGTGGTCTTAGAGTATCGTGAAAGACAGAAACTAATTGAAGACCAAAATAATATATTAGCATTAGAAGAACAAAATGCAAGAGAGAAAACAGGAAAATGAATAGATATTTAATAACATCAATACTTTTTGGTTCAATAATATTGATGACATTATCTCAAGGATTGATAGCTGATGAGATTAAACACAAATTTAAAAACCCTAGTTTTAGTGGAATAGGGACTGCATCACATTATCTTACAGTAGAAAACCAAGAGTTCTCGCGTAAGAAAGAAATAGAGGATGCTTTAGCAGCTGCAAAGAAAGCTGCAGAAAGAGAAGCAGATAATACAACGCTTGCAAAATTTATTAGAAACCTTGAAAGCCGTATCTACGCTCAAATGGCAAAACAATTAGTTGAATCTATGTTTTCAAATGACCAAGGTGTAAGATTTGGTTCATTTGTCTTAGAAGGTTCTACAGTTACATATGAAGTTATAACCAATGCAGATGGTTCAGAGTTCATTAGAATGACTATTGTTGCAGAAGATGGTTCATCAACAGTCATAGAAATACCTATCGGTACAGGATACTTCGGAGACGATGGTTCTGGTACAGGAGATGGGGGATAAGAATGAAATGGTTTCTTATATTAACCCTCTCAATACTTACAGGATGTGCATCATTTCCTAAGTGGTCAGAAAACCCAGCAGATTGTGCATATGAAACTGGTAAGTATGGTGAAGGTTGGAAAAAAGATGTTGTTACAGGTGTTGCAAAAGCATGGACACGAAAATATATTTGTGTCGAATCACCTCATGCAATTAGACTTCCAGCTTACATAGATTTATTAAATCTACCACCAGCAAAAGAAAAACCCATCGTAGCAGTTTATCAATTCAATGACCTAACAGGTCAAAGAAAACAATTAGATTCTTATGCATCTTTTTCTACAGCAGTAACCCAAGGGTCTAGTGCAATGTTGATAGATGCATTAAAAAGTGCTGGTCAAGGTACATGGTTCAGAGTTGTTGAAAGAACAGGCCTAGACCATTTGGTTCGTGAAAGACAGATTATTCGTTCTGCAAGACAAGATTTTGCAGAAGCAAAAGGTGAAGAACCAGTAGGAATTGCTCCACTCTTATTCGCAGGAATGATTATAGAGGGTGGCATAATTGGTTATGATACAAATCTTAAAACTGGTGGACGAGGCGCACGAACACTAGGCATAGGATTTAGTAAACAGTATCGTCAAGATGCTGTAACAGTCTCTATTAGAGCTATATCAGTTTTAACAGGAGAAGTTTTATTGAATGTCCAAACTCGAAAGACAATATTGAGTTATGGTTCTGGGGGTGATGTATTTAGATTCATCGAAGAAGGAACTCAACTAGTGGAAATCGAGGATGGAGTGGGAAATAATGAGTCAGTGACATACGCAACACGAAGTGCTATTGAAGCAGGAGTGTTGGAATTAATATACCAAGGGCACGATAGAGGCTATTGGATAATAGAAGAGGGACATCGACATCCTCATCAAGTAGGTGGAGTCAACGAACTACACGAATGGTATGATGAAGTTAGTGAGATTACAGGAAACGATGACAAACCTCTCAAAGGGGAAATAAATGAATAAGAAACTTTTAAGTTTAATCTTTTTAGGATTTTTGTCGACTAATATTCATTATTTACATGCAGACGATAACGAAATTAGAATAGACCAGAGTGGTGACACGCTTACTTTATTAATTGACCAAGTTGGTTTTGGGAATACTATATCTCAAACTAATGGTGGTTCTGATAAAATGGTTATCACAGGTACTACGCTAAGTTTCAACATTGACCAAATCGGAAACAGCAATAAAATATTTGGCCCAGTGATTGCAGATACAAGTACATATTTGTATTCTACAACTGGTGATTCAAATATTATGGATTGGAATATAGGAGCATCTGGTTCATCCGATGATTCTAATTACAATATAGTTGTGACTGGTGACTCAAATACATGGGATTTAGACCAAGGATACTCATTTAGTGCAGAAAGACTAGACCTAGATGCTGTAGTTATTGGTAACTCCAATGTATTTGATTTGGATTTTGAGTCTAATGATAATACATGGAACTGGTCTGTGACTGGTGGTTCAAACAACATCAATACTTTACAGAAAGATGGTAGTCAGACTATGACAGTTGAATGGGTCGGAGACAGTGGTGATGTTGATATAAATCAAGTGAGTGGAACATGTGTAGGTGGTTCTGGTAATGGGTGTTCAACACCTAATGCAACCATTGTTTTAGATGTGAATTCTGATAATGCAACAGTACAAATCAATCAAAAAGATTCTGCTAACGACAGTTAGTCTATTGACTTTTATGGGGTCGGTTCAAGCTGACTCCATAGGAGACATAGTAGAATCCACAGGAGTTGGTGGAATTGTACGAAATAATGAAACGATATCTAATGAAGTAGGTTCAGACATACTTTTATATGATGAAGCAAGGACTGTTAATGGTCGAATGTTAATTGAGTTCTTAGATAAAGAAGAACTTGCATTAACAGAACATACCAAAGTCTACATTGATGAAGTTTATTATGACCCTAACCCATCATTGTCTAAAATGTCAATTAGGATGGCACAGGGTACAGCAAGATTTGCATCTGGTAATGGAAAGAAAATTAACAAAGCAAATATTGCAATTACAACACCCACAGCACAGATTGCTATAAATGGGACAGATTTTACAACTACAATTGACGAACTTGGAAGGTCACTTGTAGTTTTGCTACCAGATGATGATGGTGATGCATCTGGAGAAATAGTAGTTAGTAATGAAGGTGGTGAGATGGTTTTAAATGAACCATATCAAGCAACAATGGTTTCTAGTTTAGAAACACCACCAACAAATAAAGTAGTTATTAATAACATTACACCATCAATGATTAACAATATGTTTATCGTTAATCCACCTCAAGAGGTGAAACAGGCAATTCAAGAACAAGTACAAGATGACCTTGATGATGATAAAGGTGTTCTTGATGTAGATTTTCTA